TACCTACTCACCCTGCTGTGCCTGTTCGCTTCCTCCGCCTTCGCCATCGGCCTCGGCAATGACAACCCGCCGGGCGGTGGGGGCGACATCAAGAATACCCAAACGACTGTGGTCGGTGTCAGTGCCGAGTCGCGGGCCAACGCCCTGAACTACGTGAAGAACATCACCAACATGGCTCCGGTCGAAGTGACAACCGCCCCGGTCAATGTCTCCTACAATGAGGCGCAGCAGCCGGCCAACACCCGCAACGAACAGGTAGGAACCGTCAATGTACGCACCGTCCCCAACGTCTTCTCCGGTAATGTCTACCCTACCGCGCCTTGCATGGGTTCTTCCACCGTTGGGGCTGCTGCCCTCGGCTGGGGTGCCTCCATTGGCTCCTCATGGGCTGACCACGAATGCGGGAAGCGTGAGACTGCCCGTTCATTCCAGAACCTCGGCCTGACTCAGGATGCCGTGGCCATCCTCTGCACCAGCGAGTACGCCGCAGCCGCCCCGGCCTGCCAGCCGAAATGATCGAGAAGCTCATTGGGCAAGTGTTCGGGGATGCAGATGACGCCCACAAGGAACATCTGCTCACCCGGAGCTACGCACAGCACGTGGCTCTTGGGGACTTCTATGGTGGGGTCCGGGATGCTCTGGATGCGGTCGTGGAAGCCCACATCGCCCTGGTCGGGCCAGATGACATTGCAGACCCTACCGGAAGCCCACTCGAACAGTTGGAGGACGGCTACGTTGCTCTGATGGGGATGCGGGACAAGGTCTGCGACGGCTGCCCCACCATCGAGGACCTGTATGACACGCTGACGGGGGAATACCTCACAGCGATCTACAAGCTCAAACGGCTGAAATGAAGAAAGCCCCCGATTATGGGGGCTTCTTTTGTCACTTCGCGTTGAACTCCTGTGCCGGTCCAGTTGTGGTGCTACGTTCCGCCTGTCTGATGTACCTCAAGGCTGTCTGATGGCGGGTCTCGCCGGGCCACTTGCTTTCGACGGCCATCAACAGTTCGTGGTACAGAGTTTGACTGGTGGCGAGTTGCTGCCGCAAAGACTCTGCCTCTGTGTGCTTGCCATCGACAATTCCGTGACATGCTTCGCAGGCTTCCCACCCGTCCTTTTTGCCATCCCGAAACTCGGCGAGCAGTTCGGCGCACAAGTCGCAGGCGTCGAGCGGGTTTCCGTGTTGGCAACTCATTTCCACCCCTCCACCAGACCCCACACGCCGAGTAGCAGCAGGGCAGTCCAGAGTACAGCCTCGAACAGGTACGGCCATGCCTCGGGGGCTGGCTCGGTGAATGGCAGGTCGGGCCTCGGATCGTGGCTGGCGTAACGCTGCGGGCGAATAGATGTACTAGTGCAGCCGATACGGGTACGTGCTGGTTTGGTCATTTCATCTCCTTTCCAATTTCCGCAGCCGCCCTGACGATGGCGCGACGGGTTGCTGCATGAGCGTCGCTGTCATGCGCTTCGCTGGCCCCACGCCCAATGTCTGTCAGCACGTCGGTTACACCATCATCAACACCAACTGTGAGAAACAACTTCACCGCCAGCCGCAGCGCATCGCCGTCGTCGGTGAGGGGGTTCCACCGTGTGCCGTTGTGCCAATCCAATACAACATCACCCATGCAATTGAACCCGGTGTTCCCTCTGCCCCTACCGCTTGTTTCAGATTTGTCGATCTTCAACCCTGCTGCCTTCGCAGCCAGTTCCAACAGTTCACGGTCGTTGCTCATTGCTCTACATATCCTGTAATGTCTCCGGCGGGGAAGCGTACATATGCCTCCGGCTTGCAAGTTGTATTTCCGTGAGACCGCCAAAACAGTCCTCCGTGCTCAGGGTGCCGCCAGCACTCGCTGATCACGATGGTTTTCTTCGGCTGCGCGGGGCGACCACGATATCTGGTTCCGAAAGTCCAGCCTCGCTGCATCCACAGTATCCAGTCTCCCATGTAGAATTCTTCAATCTCCCACTTCTCGATCTGTGCGCGGGCCACGTCCTGCATGGTGGGCAGGTCTCTCCATTCGCTGCTCATTGTTCACGCCCTCCTAGTGTAATGATTTGCGTGCCAACAATCCATGACGGAACGGATAGCCCTTTCCAAATCCCTTCCATGGTCCTCCTGGTAACTCCCGCCATCCTCGCCAGTGCCTCTATCGTGTAGCCCTGGCGCTTGAGGGAGTTGATAAGGTTGGGCCAATCCGGCTCCACTATAATGATTGTCGGCACGTCCTTGGTCTTTCTCTGGTAATTTCTGCTCATCTCCCATTTCTCATCTTTCTCAGGATACGGTCAGCCTCTGTCTTGTCGGTCATGTAGGTCAAGTCGAGGAGTACCAGAACGGGTTGGGGGATCGTGCGGCCGGACTCATACCGGGAACCGCATGTTTGGCTTACGCTCACAGCTCCCCAGAATTGCTCCTGGGTAAGCCCTAGTTCCAGCCGTTTTGCTAATATGTACTTCATTTCAACTCCTTCAGGTTATACGTAGCTGACTATGCGAAGGGCTACAGGCGATTATTTCGGCGGGGGTAAGGCTAGGGTACCGGCGACTTACGGTATAGCGCCCTAGCCCCTCCTGGACCCCTACGCAGCGCCCTCCCGGCGACGGGAAATCCCTAATTCTAGCTGGAAGCGATCCTCCTCCTGGTCATACTTGACCTTGGACTGTACTTCGATGTACTTCTCCAAGAAGTGGCGGGCCTTCTCCAAGTCCTGGATGCCGTTCTTGTTCTTCCACCGGGTGACGTACTTGGTGATTTGAGCCTGGAAGTAGTCAAGGTCATTAGCCACCACGTAATCCCAGTGTTGAATGGAGGACTTGTAGTGGTTCCCCCCGACTTGTTTGTCATTTGCATTCATGTTGAATCTCCTTGAGAAGTTGGCGAGTTGCGGGCAGAGGATCGTTGGTACGAAGCCAATCCACCCCTCTGGCCAGGATCGGCTTGAACTGCGAGTTACCCATGTTGATCTCTTCCAGCGCCTTGAAGCAAAGATCAAGCATGTCGGCTTGCTTGAGTACCTTGCACCCGTAGGGGGTGAGGGTATGAATGTTGAACCACTGATAGTCGAACCGACGCTCCATGGCGGTCAGTGCTGCCTTGAGTTCAGGACTGTCCCACTTGGCCGTGGCCGGAACGTCGCCGGTGTATTGCTCAGCCATGTCGTGAGTCAAGGCAGCCATGAGCAAAGTCGCGCTGGGCTTCTCCTCGGTGATCTGAACGCACAGGATGGCTACGTTGGCGGAATGGTGACCCACGGTCTCCCCCACAATAGTGTCGCAGGTATGGTAACGCTTGACCTTGTTGCCTGAGCGATACCGCTTTATGGTGGACATAGTGGGGTAGGAGGCAATCACCTCCTCCAGATCCCGCAGCTTGCTGAGGGTATCGCTCATTTCTGTTCCCTCCGCTCGATCCACTGAAGGCAGGCAAGCCGCCAGTCGTCGGCCCGCACATCTTCCAACGCCTTGCGTCCGTCGTTGCGACCCTCCTTGCGATCAAACCACGAATCCCACATAGGGATGGCTACCTCATGGAAGAATGGGTTTTTGATCTCCGTGAAGTCCCCTTCGTGCATAAAGATGTCCAGGTCGTTGAACCAGTGGTTGGGGTCATACACGAGCGGGTAGGATTGGATTCCCTCAACCTCATACACGCTCTCCACGTTGGTAGGGATATTACTATACAATTCCCATCCTTGGCCGATTTCGGTGTAGAGGTGGGCGTTGTTAGAGAATTGGCGATATACCCCCACTTCCCTATGTAGCATGGATGCAACTATCTCCTGGAGGAACGACATATGGACTGCGTTCGCCCCGAACATCCCCCAGATGACGTCGTTTGAGCGATTACAGACCGTCATATTCAGCCGCCCCTTCACGATGTCGAAGTAGATATGGGTGTTACACGGAAGATCCACGGAGTCCACATCCAAATCATCGTTGGGATCCCACATGGCGATAACCGCCCGCCTGGTAAATGGTTCGTGCTGGAGAAGATGGACAATATCCATCACTTGGTCAACCCCGAAGTGTCTCCTCCACCGGTGACCATAGGCTCCGTGGAAGTTCAACTCGTTGTCACTGAACTCGCGCATCCGCTTGTTAAATTGAGACACCCATAGCACGTCGTTCCTACCGGCCATCATCCACAGACACTCCATGAGGTGAAAGTAGGGATTCGCATCCCGCTTGGGGTTAAACAGCACCCGCTCGGTGGGGTTGGCATAGGTGACCATAATGGGCTCAGTAAGCCGAAGCGCCCTTCCATTGCGAGTTTGCTCCAGCTCGCTTGACGACCGGAATCTCCAGAGGATGTCGTTCAGCCCCTGATCCAGACTATGTACAGTTAGTTCCATTAGTATTTGCTCCTAGCGTATCCACGCTTCCATTTGAAGAATTCGCACAGGCAGTTCTGCATATCCTGGGCGTCCACATCGACTACATCAGACACCTCCAACCGAAGGCGATTGACTTGTATTTGAAACTCCTCCTGATCCCACTTCTTGTCCAGGGGGTAGTTGCGAAGGTAGTTCAGCCCCTTCTGGGAGCCTGGGCCGGGAGCGCAGAATATGTCCTTATCGGGAGCGTTCTGTAACACCCAGGTGTGTTTGAGATCAGCTACGATCTGGGCGGCGATGAAGCTGCCACAGCGTGGAGCGTTTTGGAGCTGACGCCACATACCATAGCAGCGGGTCGTGGGGACCATCTTGTCAATCTCGTCCAGCGTCCGGGCCACGGACTCATACTTGGGGGAGCCATCATGCTCGGCAGTAATCATGTACGCCCCCGTCCAGACCTTGCCGGGCCTTTCAGAAAGCTGTTTCATGTTGGCGATAAACATGTCCCTCCTTACCCCCCAATCATCTATGTATCCGATGTTATGGAGAGTGGGAATCCAGTTGATCAACCTGCACATAGCCATATTGAGGATCATAGCTGGGTGGCCGGGGTAGGGATCGCGGAAATGCTCCTTGATGTAGCGAGTAACCTTGTCATCTTCCCGGTGGACGTTACAGAAGCGGTAGGTGGCCAGCATGGGATCGTCGGTGAAGGG